CGGCGATACCGGAGTAATTACCGGCTCTGCCATCAGTGCCTCCGCGGCTAACGGCACGATCAGCGCACTTGGCATTATATCAGGATCTTCGTCTGCCTCCTCGTCTGCTAACGGCACTGTCAAGCTTCAGATGGGAATGGGCGGAACAGCCATCTCCGCCTCTAGCGCGAGCGGCAGTATCACCGCCTTCGGCGTTATCTCTGGTTCAGCGATTAGCTCGTCAGCGGGCACTGGAACAGTAATTTGTGTCGCGGTGATCAGCGGATTCTCGAATACGTCGTCGTCTGCCGCTGGCAGCCTGACGCTCACTGGCGCGATAAACGGATCGGCAGCGGCAGTGTCCTCGGGTGCTGGCACCGTTTACGCCGCGCTCGTCACGACAGGCTCTGCGGCCAGCACATCGTCGGCTGCCGGAGCTATCGGCAAGTTCTCGCCGCTGGCTGGCTCGGCAGCCTCTGCGTCTTCAGCCGCGGGCACCGTTTACGCCGCGCTCGTCATTAACGGGTCCTCAGTTTCCTCGTCCTCGGGCGCTGGCACCGTTTACTCTTCGCTGGTCATCTCAGGTTCCAGCTCTAGCGCCTCGTCGGCTACCGGCGTCATCAGCACTTACAGTTCTCTCGTCGGATCTGCGATCGCAGCATCGTCGGCTGCCGGAGTCGTTACTTCCGTTATTCTGGTAGCTGGCTCCAGTGCCAGCATCTCGTCAGCGACCGGAACTATTGTCGCTGCGCTCGTCATCAGCGGCTCTGCGGCAAGCGCATCGTCGGCTTCCGGCGCAATAGGAATATACAGTCCGATTGCCGGATCGGCGGCAAGTGCTTCTTCGGCAACTGGCGCAGTGACGATTCAGAGCGGGGCTATCACCTGGTCGGTGACGGGAAGCTCCGCGACAGTGTCTTCCGCCAGTGGCAGCCTTACCGAGCAGGCAGCCATCAGCGGAGCGGCTGTCAGCGCATCTCAGGCGGCAGGTGCGCTGACAGCCATCCAGGCTGTATCCGGCTCTGCGATTTCCGTTTCGTCCGCCAGCGGCAGCATCTCGGCACTGGGCGCAATCAACGGGTCTTCCTCCAGTGCCTCTGCCGCCAGCGGCACGCTGACGCTGATCGGTGCGGTAGCGGGCTCTGCCGCATCGGTCAGCTCGGCAGCGGGCAATGTCGCGATATCTGGCGGGGCACAGACGTGGGTCGTGACAGGGCAGGCAGCCGCGCAGTCTGTCGCGAACGGGGCTGTGACAGCCACGCTGGCGACCGCTGGCACGGCTGTAGCGGTCTCTGCGGCCAGCGGGGCAATAACTGGCACGCCAGCCCTGGCAGGCAGCGCAGCGGCCACCACATCAGCGGCTGGCACCATCTACGCGGTCATGGTGCTGGCTGGCGGCAGCGCGACGGCTTCTAGTGCTTCGGGAACACTGAGCGGACTCAAGCCGCTGGCTGGTTCGGCTGTCGCGGTATCGTCTGCTACCGGCGCGGTCACGGCTGCGCTGGCGCTGTCGGGCAGCGCGATATCCTCGTCTGCTGCCTCGGGTGCTATCTCTGACCGCGGCGTGCTTTCAGGAAGCGCGGCTGCCGTATCGGGCGCTTCCGGGAACATCGTGCTGGTGGCCATCATATCGGCTTCCTCTGCCACGGTGTCCTCCGCGCTCGGCGTTATCGGCAAGGCTGGCGTTCTTTCCGGAATCAGCATATCCGTATCTGGCGCTGATGGCTGGGTCCTGCCGCCGTTCACGGCAGCTCAGTTCCCGGATATCATTACCGGAATCGTATTCGTCAATCCTGCGCCGAGCGTATTGATTGCCGTGGACAGGGCAAGCGCGAGCGTGAGCGTAGACGAGATAGATGCAGGCATAAGCCTTGACGAGATAGATAGCGGAATAACGATCAATCGCTTGACTGCGGAGGTGACGTGATGGATGGTCAGGTACTCATATTCCCGCGCGGAAATGATGTCGTCGTCACAGCGCGCTTCCCCGAGATATCTTCGGGCGCTGGCGCTACGGCAACGTTCTATTACAAGGACAATCGTTATACGGCTGACACTGACCCTACGTCTAAGATCTATTCCTCGACCATTGTAGCTGACCCGGATAATCCAGGCGCTACGATGTCGACGTTTCCGGTGCCTGGCACCGACAATCAGGTGACCGGGGCTTTCTGGTGGCGCGTGGACGCCACTGATGTCACGAACAAGACGCGAACAGCCGCGGCAGGCACTCTACTCGTGGAGGCAGTGTGATGGCCGAGAAGACACCGGGCGAAGCTCGCTCTACCGAGCGGCTCATGCATTACTGGGCAGAAGGGAAAGGCAGGGTGAAAATCAACTGGGGAGTGCCAGGTGATTTTGACCGCTGCGTCGCAGAGCTCGGCAAGTACGTCGGGCCTGGTGTCGTGAAAGGGCTTTGCGCCAATCTCCACAAGAGAGCCACCGGAGGATGGCCAGGGCACGCTCCGGGAGTAGAGGAGGCGATGGCAAAGGCCAAGGAAAAGAAGGGCTAGTGTCCTTCTAGACGGTGACGTATAATACGCGCAAGGAGGCAAATCGTGAGCGAAATGGCCGACGCCGACGCCGGAACGGCCGAGGACGTCGAAATCCCCGAGGGTGCCGAAACGGAACCTGAAGGTGATGAGGCTGCCGATTCACCGGACGTAGCTGCCGAGCTAGAGCGGTGGAAGCGGGAAGCTCGCAAGTGGGAAGGCCGAGCCAAGACGAACTCTGACGCGGCCAAGGAACTAGAGACCATCAAGACCGCGAACATGTCTGAGCTGGAAAAGGCTCAGCGTATGGCGGCAGATGCCGAGGAGCGGGCAAAAAATGCGACCGCCATGCACAATCGCGTGATGGCCGCTGCCGCGGCAGACCTGCCCATGGAGCTCATCGACTATCTTGGATCCGGCACGGAAGATGAGATAGCAGAGACCGCGCAGGTATTTTCCAGCGTGATTGAAGCTGAGGTGCAGCGGCGCGTCGCGGAAATCACGGCTGGCATGGCAGGCCGAAACGGGCTGCCGCTATCGGGCGCACGTCCGGTCGAATCAATGCGTCCAGGATCAGCTCCGACTACAGCCGGAACGGCGAATAGCCCGGATGAATGGTTCAGGCAACTTCTTAACACAAGGAATCAGTAGCAAGAAAGGGACGTTAGAAGTGCCTTATTCCGCTCGTATTTCCAGGACCTCGACCGGGAGCGATCCGCTCGTTCCCGAGCCGCTGGCCGCTGCGATCATCCAGGAAGCGCCGAAGTCAAGTGCCGCGCTCAGTCTGATGAAGACGACCACGCTGAGCGCGAAGACGCAACGGCTGCCCGTCCTGGACGTGCTGCCTATCGCCTACTGGGTCGCCGGCGATGCCGGGCTCAAGCAGACGAGCACTCAGGCGTGGAAGAACGTCGTTCTCGTCGTTGAGGAACTGGCGTGCATCGTGCCTATTCCAGAGGCATATCTCGACGATGCCGACGTGCCATTGTGGGGTGAAGTGCAGCCCCGCATTACCGAGGCGGTCGGTCAGCTCATTGACCTGGCCGTGCTCTGGGGAATCAATAAGCCGACGACATGGGGCGAATCCGTATTTACCGGAGCTGGCAAGTCCCAGCATTTCATCGTGCAGGGCACTGGCGTCGACCTCGGCCAGGACGTGACCAAGCTCGGCGTTCTCATGGCGCAGTCGGGCTACACGGTCAACGGCTTCGCCGCGGCACCTGGCACGAGCTGGAACCTCGCCGGGCTGCGCAGCGCGCAGGGCGTGCCCATCTACCAGCCGGATATGTCCGACGTGCCTGGCGGCAATCTGTACGGATACAACATGTCAGAGGTCAACAACGGATCGTGGCAATCCGGCGTTACCGGAGCGGTCATGCTGTGCGGTGACTGGAGCAAGTCGATCATCGGCATCCGCAGCGACATCTCGTTCAAGATGTTCACCGAGGGCGTCATCTCCGATGGCTCCGGCGTGGTCCAGCTCAACCTGATGCAGCAGGACGCCGTCGCCATGCGCATGACAATGCGCCTGGCCTATGCCACGGTGAACCCGGTGACCATCATGGAGCCGAGCAAGAACATCACCACTGCGACGGCACGGTGGCCGTTCGGTGCCATTCTGCCCGTCGGCGCGACGCCGCCAGTGGCCAGCGCGATCAGCGTCATCCAGGCTCCGCCGTATCCGTACACCGGAACCTTCGCGGCCGAAGAGGCCGACATGGAAAACCCGCAGGAGGTCGAATCCGCTCAGGCGCACGCCGCGCACGTAGCCGAGAAGGAAACGGCGTCTGCGCGCCCAGCGGCGCGCAGGGCTCGCTCGAGCGAGTAGCCATCTTCCGACCTAGCCGGAAAGGGATGCCATGAGAATCGGTGAGGCATTGCCGACCATAGCAACGCCGGACGATATCGTGGACCGGCTAGGTCGGAACCTGAATCAAGTAGAAGGAGCGCGCATTGACGCGCTCCTGCGAGATGGCAGTGCTATCATCCGCCGGTACTGCCGCCAGGATTTCATCTACGAGGAAGACGCCACTGAGACATTCGTGGCTGATGCCGGAGAGATAAGGCTGAGCAATCGGCCTGTCTGGGATATCAGTTCCGTAACATGGATGTCTGGTAATCCCCAGATCTCTTTCAACATGGGTATCTCGTGGTACGTATTTGACGGGATAGACAAGATCACGATTCCGTCGCCGTACCAGTCCGGCATCATCAACCTGCCTTACATGTGGTATCAGACCGCGTGGTATTCGGATACCTATCAGGTCGTCTATTCGTACGGCTATCATAATCCGCCGAACGAGGCTGTAGCGGTGCTGTGCACGGCTATCATCTCAGAGCTATCCACGCCGACGATGAGCGCTACGCTGGCGTCCGAGAGCATCGGCCCCTACAGCTACAGCATGAGGCGCACCAGCGGAGCCGGGCTGAACGCTGCGCTGCTCGACGCGGGCATGGCCATATCGCTCAAGGACTTCCGCAGGCCAGCGGGCACCATTCCTGTGAGGATCTGATGCATCCGTTCACTTACGGCCAGACCGTGACGCTGGTGCGCCGCGCAGTATCGGGCACTGATGAATACGGCAACGACACGTTCACGGAGACGCAGGAAGATATTCCGCTGTGCGTCGTTGCCCCGACTGGCGGCAGTGAATTGATTCAGTTCACAGATCAGGTGAATGACCCGATGCAGGTATGGCTTCCAGCCGGAACTGACCTGACGTATCTTGATGCCATTATCTTCGAGGGGCTCAAGTACGAAGTACAGGGCAACCCGAACAGCTTCACATCGCCGTTCTCGGGGCATATATCGCCAGTGCAGATCAGCGTGCTGCGCGTATCTGGAGCTTCTACATGACCGGCGTCTACAAGATGGATCACCGCGGCATGGGCGAGATGCTGCGCGCTCCGTTCATGCAAGAGGCCATGCGCGTGAGAGCCGAGGAAATCAAGCTGCGTGCCGAAGTGATTGCTCCGGTAGGCGATGCGACAAAGGGCGATAAGCATCCTGGCCGCTATAAGGCGAGCTTCCATGTGCGCGTGCATGACCGCGGCGGAGCCACTAAGGATCGTGCTGAGGCAGTCGTCTACAACGATTCGCCAGAGGCGCTTTATGTCGAGTATGCGCATTACGGCGAGGAGCCCTATCGCGTTCTTGCGCGAGCTGCATTCGGAGGACCGAATAGGCGATGACTGTTCCGACGATGCCGGATGCCGAGAGCGCGCTTCTCTACGCGCTGGTGCCAGCTTTTCCTTCCATGCGCTTTGTCACGTCCGTGCCAGGCGGAGACATGCCTCAGACCACCGTGCGCATCCACCGCATCTCGGGTGCTGGCCGTGACATTCAGGTTGACCGACCGATTATTGATGTTGACGTATTCGGACTGAAGGCCGAAATGGGAAATGTGTCTACCGCAGCGCGGGAGATACAGGGATACATCATGGGCCTGCACAGTGCCATGGTGACAAATGGGGTGATAATCCACGCAACGACCATTACCGGACCGAGATCCCTGCCGGAGGCGAATCAGGACCTGTGCCGTTATTCCGCTACTTACGAGATCAACATTCGTCCGTGAAAGGATGATCAATGCCAGCAAGTCCCAGGGACGAGGCCACGGTGCCAGAGTTCCTTGACGTAACACAATTCGGCCTTACTCCGCCCGCATCGGGCACGTACAAAGACAACACGAATCTCTATGCCGCGGGTGATGTGGTGGCATGGGTCGGCCAGCCCAATAACGCCAATCCACCGCTCGGTATCGAAGACCCATCTTCACTCGGCTCGGGTATCTACAAATGCTGCGGATGGGCCGATACCTCAGGCTACATCTTCAAGCTGGACGAGACCATCAAGGACATTCCGGCGGCAGGCGTGCTGACGCCAGTGCGCAGCATTCTCACTGGCGGAGTCAAGACCGTTCAGATGATTTTCCTGGAAGCGCTCAATCCGTACGTGCGGGCTCTCTACGATGACGTGCCAGTGTTTCCAGTGGCTACGTCGCCGCTGAAGCCTCCGGCTACGCCATCGCCGCCAGCCATGCCAGCGAACACGGTCACCTACATTATTCCAGACCCTCCGGCGGACAACCGCTACAGCTTCATCTTCGACTCCATCGACGGCACGAAGCAGCAGCGGCTCTACGCTCCGTACGCGAAGATCACTGCCCGCGGCAACGACCAGGCGCAGCAAGGTGACATCGTCATGACCGACCTGACGATTACCTGCTATCCGGGCACCATCGGCTCGGTCACCGGCGCGGTGCTCCAGCGCACCATCAATTACGGCAAGTCCATGACAGCTTACTTCACCTAGGAGCAATCATGACTGAGCCGCTGCGTCCGGTGGGCGAATCGGACGAAACTGATGTCGACCTGGATCTGGATGCGCAGGATGAGCAACTGCGTCGCGAAGCCGTCGGCAAGCCGACGACAGTCAAGATCAGCGGAAACGTCATTCACGTTACGCACGCCAATGCATGGACCTCCACGGCGATGCGCGCGGCAGGTAC